TTTTGGTACACAACCTATAATTTTTTCAGATCCATTAGTAATAATGTCTACATCATTACCTGCTGTACCTAACATTACAAAATGAAAAGTAGACCCTACACAATCAGCTGCTGCTGGAAGTGATAAAGTTGCTGCACCATCCATTGCAGGAAAAGTTACAATAGATCCTGATTGTGACGCTGTTAGCACTGTACCAGAACTGTAAGCTGCTAAAATTGTTACTGTCGGAACAGTAAAACCTGTTATTTCTGTACCAGTACCCGAAAGATTACCACTTGAATCTACTGTAAGGTTATCTGTAATAGCACCAGTTGTAGCATTTTTAGTGATTTGTTTAAATCCACCTTCTGCTCTTACTGGGCCGTTAAATGTTGTATTAGCCATATTAATATCCTCCTAGATATATATAAATGTAGTCCCTAGGGATGTCGACTATACGCGTCTACATTTAAAATTTATTTTTTATATAGTGTGGTAATTGTACAACAGTTTTTAATAGAGTGCAAGAGACCCTGTAATAAAAGTGCGATTTCAGCGATGTAGCTTTGTGACTTAAGTAGCTACAGAAACTTGTGGAGTGACATCCTCAACTTGATTCTGTCTATGTGCAATAGCTGCTTCTTCCAGCTTGATGTCAGTGATAACTCTTTTAACTTTGTCATCTATCTTAACCATCTCAAGAGTATACCTATTATTATCTAGGTGCTCCTGTTGCCACTTCAACTCCAAGGACCTTTTTTGTTTGTACAGGTCTTGTATCATCGATAACCTCTTCATAAGTTATTCTATTTAATCCCGAATGATATGCATCTCCGAGATATTCCCAAACTATACTCTTTTCTCCTAGCTTGTCAAGTATTGCTTTTTCAACACTTTCAGCTGTATCTTCATCATGCTCAATATTAAATTTAGCGTGATAATTGTAGGCCCAAATGTTGATAGAGGTATTTTTCATGTTTTGTCTTTCTATATTTAAAGTGTGGCGGAACTATGTCCGCCACAAAATTATTACGATTACGCTGCTCCTGGTGATCCGAAGATACCTCTAGGGTCAGAGAATCCAAAAGAATATCTCTCTCTAGCTTTGTATCTAACGTTTCCAGTTTCGAAGTCGCCTTCCATTGCAGTTTTGATTGGTGATCTAACGAACATTTTTAATCCATTAGGAACATCAGTCTTGATAAAGAATGCGTCAGTATCAGTTAAGTAGTGATTAACTACATAACCTTGAGGAATCATCCCCATGTTACCAACTGCATTGATATCATTATCTGCAGTACCTGTTCTACCTTGAGACTTCATAAGTCTTTCAGCAGTAAATTGAAGCGCAGAAGGAATTATCATTTTAACTCCTTTAGCTGCAATTTTTAGGCCTCTTTCATCAGTCATTGCTGCGATGTCAATAAGAGCTTGCTCTAACGAAGTTTCGTTTAAGTCAGCTGCAGTTGACAGTTCATTTTTGAACGTTCCAGCCACAATTGGGTGAACAGCAGAACAAAGTTCTACTCCATCACCACCTGTGAAAGACGAACTGAACGCGTTGTTCAGTACGTTTGCTGCTTTAACTTGTTTAGCATTTGCCATTGATCTAGCTAATGCTTTTGTATATCTAGACGCAAGTCTATCGTACAAGTTATCTTCAATCGCTTCTTCAGTGATTGAGAACGCTAAAGCAAGCGTTTCGTGTGTGTATCTAGCAGTGAAAGATTCCTGTGCTGTATCGTAGTTAACGCTTGAACCTTCAGGTTTTACTGAAGCGTTTGCGAAACCACTTAACATTACTTCTTCTTCAAAAGCTCTGTCCGAATTTTCGACATCGAAAATTTGAGCATGCTCATCTGCGTAGTTTTTGTATTCCAAGCCGAATAATGCATTCAAACCTGGCTCTAGTTCTTTAACTAGTTGTGCTCTTGATATAGCCATAATTTATACTCCTATTATACGCCTGTTGTTAATTTAAAGACATGTTCGCCAGTGTTGAATACAACATATGCATTTGCATTTGCTGAAGCTACATCACTATTGTCAGGATCTTTTGATATACCGATTTGTTTAAAACCGCCTGATGTACCTGAAGTAGACGTGTCTAACTCCGAAGTTGATTGACCAGTAATAGCAGAACCTGCTACTCCTACAAAATCAAAAGCCGAATTATTCATCAGTGCTGTTCCAGTACCATCATGCTGTACTTCATACACGATATTAGGATCTACATGAACTGTAGCTACTATATCCGCTGCTGCGACTTGTGTGTATGACGCTTTAAACGTAGGTTTACTTGTTGTGGGGTCAGTAAAAAAACAACCACCGAATACACCCAATTGTTGTGTGTCTCCCGCTGCTGCTGGTTCAATACCACCACCTGCTACTGCTTCAACGACTTGTCCAGTAAAAATTGAACCTGACGCGTTGTTAGCAATTGCATACTCTTCTGCTCTGATTAGTCCACCAGACAAGTGTCTTGTCGGTTTAAAACCAAAAGCTGCATCTTTATTTGCCATGTTATTATCTCCGTTTGTCTGCCCGAAGGCAAACGATTAATTTAAATCGTTGGTAAGAATTGCTAAAAAATTAACTTTTCTTTGTACCACCGAAGGTTACACGAGTCTGTCTATCACTATTGATAGGCATACTTGGATGCTGCTCCTTCATAAGATCATTATCAATCGCGTTATTTCTATCTTGAAGTTGTTTTTCAAAATACTCCTTGCGCGCTTCTACAATCTCTTCTGGTATCCTTGCTAGCAGTAGGCCGCCAACTCCGATCACTCCCTTGTATTTACCAGTATTAACAGTTGGATAATCTATATCAGAATATTCATCGGATCTAACCAATTCAAAACCTGATCGTAGTTTAGCTGACATATTTGATGTGTCGTCAAAACCCATCGTTTCAGCTCTTATCCACCTATGTTTAAATCCATCTGGTGCGGGTGGTGCATCTAAAGATGATGGTGGAGTCCAAACTCTTTTTTGTTCTTTAACTTTTGTCTGGCTCGCACGGGAGTCTATTTTTTTATCGTTTATCATATGCTTATCTCTCCTTCGTGATGTTTAGTTGTTTCGCATAAAGTTCTAGTGGCACACCTAATTTTTTAGCAATTGTTACTTGAGACGGTGTGAGCCTCACTGTTTTGCGACTATTATTAACACTTCGCGTAGCTGACGCTACAGTTTGTGTAGGTTTAGTCGATTCCCTAGTTTCGGTTTTACCAAATTTATGCGGGAAGTCAAGTCTCATTCTTTTATCTACTTCAGCATAATATTCGTCTGAAGCAGGATCAAACCCTTCTTCCTTGGTTAGTTTTTCATGTAAATCAAAAGCAGTGTACGTCATAGCACTATCTTGACCAAACCAAGTGTTTTTGTCAGCCCATTCTTCGGCTCTTGGATCTGGTGCAGCTTGTGTTGGTGCTATAGATTCTTCTAATGTTTTTACAGGTTGTTGTACTTGTTTCATCTCCGCTGCCACTCTTTGTCTCATTCCAGCAACTCTTGATTCTTCAACACCTAATTTACCTATTTCTTTTTGTGCTTCAACTTCAGATTTAATATCTCCAGCTTCTCTTGCAGCAACTAATTTTGCTTGTGCTGCTTGTAAACCAGATACAACTCTACCTTCCATTGCATTAACATAACTAGGTTCTAGATTAGATACTTTTGTTTTTAGTTTAGAATGTTCATCTTGCACACCTTTAGCATATTCTAAAGCAGCTTCTCTTTGTCTTTCTGCTTCTCGCCATTTTTTAGTAAGTTTTGCAATTCTTTTTTGAACGCCATCACTATATTGTTCTAGTTCTTCTTTTTTAGTTTCTTCTTTTTTCTCTGCAACTGGTTCTTTGTCGTCCTCGCCAACTCGAATATCCAACTGCTCATCAGATTTCGAAAGTGTACCATCGGACTTATTATCGTTGTTAATAGTTTCATTATTTTCATTCTCCTTTGTTTCTTCTATGTTAACTTCTATTTCAGGTCCTGAATTATCTATGTCGACCATTTCTTCTACTTTTTTATTTTCTTCTGGCATAGTTATCTCCTTCTATGATTAATATTGATGAAATATATCTTCGGGGTTATTAACGGTTGCTAAAATTTCATCGTCATTTAGCAGTCTTACTTCCCCTCCGTCTATCTGTATTCTTGATCCTGCATATCTAGCAAAGATAATCCAATCACCCTTCTTGCACCACGGGCCTTCGGGATATCTTTCTTTAT